GTATTCCTTGCTGTGACTAATCGACATGTGATAATCGAGCTGACTTTTACCCATAGCTACAATAGCAATATTTTTTCCTTTTAATTCTTTAATCATTATCGAATTGCTCTAGTTTTGTCATACCTCATTTCTTCTTTGGTGTTTTTGCCTTCTGCCCAAATTTTGAATTGCATCATTTCTTTGTCATAGTTTTGTTTATAAGTACCAAGCTCTGTTTGCTCTAGCTTCATAAATAANGCGGCTTGTAATAAAGAGCCTGCCAATAACACATTGGGCGCGTTGGTTGATAAATAAGTGGTGCCGTCGGAAGCGCCGGCAGTTAAAGATGTTGGCCTATAAAAATAATGCAATTCAAAAGTATAATTGTCATCCGGGGTAGGCGCTAAAATAAATGAATCATTATCAAATTCTCCGTAATATACAGGAGCACCAGTGGTTGAAGCATTGGGTGTATAGTCTCTAATAAAAGACGGGTGTTTTAATAATAAATAAGTGTAAACACTAGAGTTAATTACCGCTAAACTAAACGGCGCTAAAAAATCGCTGGGCATCGACAAATAGGCATTTCCGGAAGCCGCTGTTCCTGTAACGTTTTTTCTAAAATAGTTAAGTTCAACATTTTTTAAAATGTCTTCTTCGGTAACTTTTATAAAATTATCCAAGTTATTGGTAAACGTCGTTTCGTCATTTTCCATATAATCCTGGACAGCTGTTTTTAATGTCGCATAAGTAAAAGCCATTATGAGCCTCCTGCTGTTATAGTACCAATTTCTCCGGTTGCTTCAAGACCCTCAAAATCAGTACCGATTGGATCATTGGTAGTGGTCATTCCCCCGGTTCCTAAATAAACCCCTTTAGAATCAAATTCTGAAATTTTGTTTGTGGTCACAACCCCCAAACCTGCCGTTTGAGTAACAGTATCCGGCCTTGGATCATAAAGAGCTTGTGGATCAGCAACATGAGGTAGCGGATCAAGCAATGCACTTTTGGGTTCAAAACATTCCGGGCATGTTTTTAAATTAGTCCATTCTTTTTGTAATTCTCTTAGCGGATATTTAAAACCGCATCGGTCACAAATTCCGTATGCATATTTGCCGGCAGCATAAGTCATCCCTAGTAACCATAGGAGCGCATATTTGGTTTTACCATAAATGATGCGCGACTTTCATCTTGAGCCATTGCTCTAGCAAACTCATCTTCATACATCATTTTTAATGAATCCATTCTTTCTGGCGCTCTTTTTTGAGAAAGATAATAAGCTAACCCCGCAACCAAACAAGGATAAAATCTAAAAGGAACCTGGACATCATTAACAGAAGTATCAGCGTCTTCAATTCTTAAAATTTGATTCATTTTAATAATATCGGTGCTATTCTCTGGTGCTGGCCAAACATATATTTTAGGTGTTTCTTGTTTGTCTAAGAAGTATTGAGTAGGTCTGGCTTTGGTGGCTTTGTTCGGAATATTCCAATACTCAGAACGCCCTATCTGACTCATTTGATAATCCGTAGCCACACTATTTTTAGTGCGTCTAAGAACCACATCCAAAACATCAACCACATAAGCGTTTAAACTATAAGATTCCGTTCCTTCAGTTAACGTTTGGTTTACATTGCTAATTGTCCATTGATTTAGGCCTCTGTTTGCCCAATCCGCAAAAAGAATGTTTAACGAACGGCGGGCTGTTCTTGCGTCATAAGCAGTACGCATTTCCAGCCCACATCGTTCGTAGGCCTCTTCGATCCATTCAGCGACATTAGGCTGAAAGTCTCTTGATCCAGAAGTAGCCATTCTTATTAGTAGTTCTTAATGAACTCACACCAAACAGTGTATTCATTCCCGGCATCAGACGTTGACGGAATAACCAAAAGAACATCTCCTGAATAACCAGATGCTGCTGTATTTGTCAAACCTCCAAAATCACTAAAATCAAATGAATTGTCATAAGACAGCGTTAAAAAAGTAACGTCCGTTGTTGCATCCCAATCAAGTGATGCCGGAGCATCTGGGGCACCACTACAGGTATACCATATCTTATTTAAAGTGACTGTTGAACAGGCCACTCCTTCATTAGCATTCAATCCTGAAACATCGACAAGGGTTGTGCTACTCGCACTACCGTCTGAATAAACAGAAGCATATACAATTAGTTTTCTATTTCCATCAAACTGCTTAGTGGGACCTGTGACTGTATTAGCCATAATTTACCCCCTATTAAGCGTCAGCAAATGGTGTTACTAAAGTTCCTGAACCAAGTAGCTGTGCTGCAACATGGTATTTAGCGCTTGCTATTGCAGTAATAACTACAATGCTTCCTGCTAAACCGCCTTTAGTTGTACCGTTTTGTGTAAAGGTATCGTTAGCCGCGGCAGAAATAAAAGACTTACCTGCTGCGCTGTCATCAATACCGGTATAAGCGCCACCGACAAATTTGTCAGTGCCATCGGTTGTGATGTCCATGTCTGTTGCTGCTGTTACAACAATAAAAGTGAACTGAGCGCCTAAATTACAAGTTTGCCCTGGGTCGCCCTTATCAGCAGGCTCTGTAACAACAATGCTGGGAAGTGTAAACACTCCGTCTGCATCATTACATAATAGAGTTCTGCCAGCATGACTGGCTACTGTGATGGTTGTGTTTGCCGTTAAACTAACGGTTGCTTTGTATCCTGCGTTTATAAAACCAGCGAGTGATCTTACAGGACCTGCAAAAGTTGATTGTGCCATAATTTTTTCTCCTGAAAAAATAGGTCCTACCGTCTTGGCATTGTCTGCTAGGTCAGTCTGTAGGACAAGTTACCCCTAGAAAGTGTGCCGGGTTGAGTAAGAAACCCCCGGCGGGGTTCCATTTACTGGTTCTTAAGCGCCTTGCGAGCCATATATGCCACGAGGATTACTCCAACCAAAGCTGTAACGCTCTCTAGCCTTAAAGCGAACATTTCCGGTGTCAAAATCACCTTCCATGTTAGTGCTTATAGGCGTACGCACGAAGTGCTTCATTCCGTCTGGACAATCTGTTAACAAAAACCATGCATCTGTATCAGTTAGGAAATGGTTGACGGCATAGCCCTCAGGAATCATTCCCATATTTTTCATTGCATTGATATCGTTATCAGCTGTTCCAACACGACCTGGAGTTTCGAGCAAGCGGTCTGCTATGAATTGAAGTTGCGGTGGCACAATTAGCTTCATCCCCTGAAGAGCTAGGGTCAAATTACGATCATCAACAAGTGTTGAGATTGAAATTAAACCGTCTTCAAGTGATGTTTCGTTCAGATCAACTTGGGTACTAGGTGTGTTTGAGTAAGTACCGCCACCCGCTAGGGTATGCGAACTATTCACTAGAGACAGTCCGTCTCCACCTGTGTAACTAGAACTAAAAGCATTGTTCAAAACATTAGAAGCTTTAACCTGCTTAGTGTGTGCCATAGATCGCGCAAGCGCTTTCGTATAACGTGCACCAAGTCGGTCATAGAGATTATCCTCTACAGCTTCCTCTGTTAATGCAAATGCTAATGCAATAGTTTCATGGGTATAGCGAGCAGTAAAGCCTTCATAGGCTGTATCAAACTCAACACCATCGCCCTCACGTTTCACGGGAGCATTTCCGAATCCTGCGATAAGAACTTCTTCTTCAAAAGCTCTATCTGAATTTTCAGACTCGAAAATTTCCTCGTGTTCATTCTCATAACGAGAATACTCCATGCCGAAAAGGGCGTTTAAACCAGGTTCTAGTTCTTTAGTGAGCTGTGCTCTTGAAATAGCCATTAGTTATACCTCCCTTATGCTAGACCAACTTGAGCTTGTCTATACAAATGATTCTGTATTAAACAAAGCACATTGGTGTTTGCAGTTGCGACGTCGGAGTTCTGAGGGTCTGTAGATATACCGATTGCTTTCAGTGGCAACGTTGCTGTAGTAGCACCTGTTGTCACATCAAGCTCAACATTAGAACGACCACTTTGGGTTGATCCGACTGTGGATTGATCCACAATGTCGAAATTACCCCAAAGATCCGCTACTGGCATAGCAGCATCTGCTTGTACTTCATAAACGACATAAGGGTCGTCAATGATAAAGCCGACTGCATCAGTAGCTGCATTACCAGGCCAGTAATTGCTCCACGTTGGTTTACTTGTAGTAGGGTCCGTATAAAAGCAACCATTGAACACACCAATAATAATAGCGCTTGTAGCGCTACCACCATCAGCACGAGCGATACGAGTAACCGTACCCCCTGTTCCTTGAGTCACAATATCACCCATGTAAATCTTCGTAGTATAAGCTGTCGCACTCGTCGTAATCCTATATCTAGATTGACCTCCGTTGAACGGTGAACCGCTAACATGCTTGGCGGGACGCAAACCAAATGCGGCGTCTTTATTTGCCATAATTAACTTCTCCGATCACGAGATTAAAATTAAGTAACCTTAAGACTTAGTCTTTAGATTACCACCAAAACTAACCCTGGACTGCCGATTTCTTGTAATCGGCATAGCAGGATGTTCTTCACGCATGAGGTCATTATCAACTGCATTCATCTGATGAGTTGTTTTTTCTTCAAAATACCGATTTCGTTCTTCGGCAATTGATTCATCGATTTTACAAAGCATTAAACCACCAATTCCGACTACACCTGCGTGTTTGCCGTGATCAATGGTGGGAACATCAAACTCTGGAATTTCTTCCGGTTTAACTGGTACCCATCCTTCGCGCATTCGTTGCATAACATTCTTTCGATCTTCCTGACCTCTGATTTCAGTACGAACCCAACGGTATCGCATGCCATCAGGAGGTGTAGGCGTCTTCAAAAGAGAAGGCGGTTCCCAAGGGCGTCTAGCCTTTTGAGTCTCGCGTTTTTCTGAACTTCGAGAAGTTCTGTCAATTTCAACGTTTTCTTCGATTTCAACTTTATCATTCATGAGTTATCTAACCTCGCTTTATGAATTGCGTAATCTTTAAAAGAAACTCCTAGACGTTTAGCTAATTGCTGTTCGCTAGGTGTCAACTCTACCTGATTACGATTTTTCCTGCGTCCATTTGAGTTACTGCGTGATGGTGAAGCGACGGTTTGGACGGGTTTCCCATCTGCTCCCACGATATTTTTAAAACGATTTGGCAATTCTTGCTTCATCCTTTTGTTAATTTCAGAGTAATAGCCATCTGACTCTGTGTCAAATCCTTCTTGTGCTAATTGTTCATGAACGGCAATAGCTACATTGGTCATAACTTGGTCTTTTCCAAACCAAGAGTTCTCATTAGCCCAGCTTCGTGCTCTTTGTGATGGCTGTTGATACACTGGCTGTTTAGACGGCTGCTGTTGAGCTACTATTCTTTGTTCTTGAACATAGGCTTGTTGTTGAGCGTTGTACTGCTCCATCTCTTGGTTGTATCTTTGAAGCTGTCCTTGATACTGGTCATAAGCAACCTTATCAGCAGATGCTGCGGCCATTATAGATTGAGCTTCAGCAATTTTATCAGACTCGCCCTCTTCCATTGCTTTTTGTAGAGCAATCTTGGAGCCTTCTAATTGTGACTCAACTCTGGCACCAAACTCAGCTCCATAATTGTGTGACATTTGCGCCTGCTGATGTGACATTTGCGCCTGCTGATTTTTAAGATTATTGTTTTCTTCAGTAATTTGTTTTGCATATTGAAGCGCTTGAAGTTCTCTGCGTTGATAATTTTTAGCTTGCTTAACGGCTTTATCAATTCGATTCTGCGCTAACTTGGTTCTTTTTTCAGCTTCATTTTCTATGCCCTCGGCTTCTTTCTCAACATGTTTGCTGATTTCAAAATTTTCTTTAACCTTTTCTTTTTCAATTGGCGGAAGACCTTCTAAGTCTTTTCCTTCCAACTCAATAAATGTTGATTCTTCTAAAACTTCCTCATTAGCTCTCCTACCCTCTGGTAAGGCCGCCTTTTCAATTTTCTCATCAGTAATTTCTGGTAATGCTTCTGCCATGGTTTTGCTCCGATTATAAACTCTGGATATCGTCTGGGTCTAAAATGGTGCCAATGACTTCATCATCGTTAATGATTCTGACTTCCGCACCGTCTTCCAATTTAAAACGAGCGCCCGCATAACGACCAATTAAAACCCAATCTTTAGCTTGACACCAAGGTACACCGCTAAACTTTCCAGAATCCTTATAGGCCAATGGTCCAATCTTTAACACATATGAAATCACCGTTGCCAATGCTTCACGGTCAATTACGGAATCCGGCAACACAATGCCTCCCTCTGTTACGCCTTTTCCCTTATATGGCAACACCAATAAACGCCAACCCGTAGGATTAGGCATTCTTTCTAATAGTGAGTTGTCGATAAGGGAGGGGTCAAGCACTCTTTCTTGAGGTTCGATATAAGCATTTTGAATAGATGCTTCACCGTTTGTTTTGCTTTCCTCTATTTTTTGCGCTTCTTTTTGAGCCTTGCGTTCGGCTTCTATATGTTGGGGGACTGCTAAGTCACTCATCAAAACTGTCTCCAGTTGTTTTTTGCAACACTTCTTTTAAATCTGATTCAAAGGAGCGAAGTGCCGTCAACTCTCCAATCAGAAAACGATAGTCTTCCATCGTTTTTATTGAACCACCAGACAGATGTTCTGAAACTCGTTCTTGTCTATCTCGTAATTCTTTTAGAATATACTCTGCTAATCTTAAGCCGTCCACTATTTTTTAAATACCGCCGGGCCCCCCTCGCATAGGGTCTTTTTTAAATTCATTAGGATTTGTTTGTATATACGAATTATTACTAGCTCCATAATTACCCATGTTTCCCAAACCTGCCAAACGTTGCTCAATCAATGCTTCAATATCAGACATGCTTAATTGTTGTAGCGGTT